ATGGAAAATCAACCCCATTTTTACACCCATGGACGCACTATTGCACAAAGTAAAAAATCAGCGTATTGTAATAACACATCCCCCTCAAACACCCCACCGGAACCAGTTCCGGCTAAATTTTATCCCCCTGACTCCCTAAACTGGGAGCCATGAAAACAAAACGCATCCAACTATCAGAAAACTTCTATCTCGACGAGTTTAGCCGCTCTGTAACGGCGCGTAAATACGGCATTCCGGTCGGTATCAGCCCCGGCAGCTCTGAGTTTTATGCTGTGCGGATTTTGGTCGGTTCTGTATTACAGCCTCTGCGCACTGCTTTAGGGCCTGTCTTTATCAGCTCCGGCTACCGTCCTCCTGCACTCAATAAAAAAGTCGGCGGCAGCAGTACCTCACAACACCTATTGGCATTAGCGGCTGATATCGTTGTAACAGGCTATACACCCATGCAAGTGGCTCAGTGGATAAAAGATAACATTCCAAACTTTGACCAGTTAATCCTTGAACATGATCGCTGGGTGCATATCTCTGTGCCTACAACGGGTGCGGCTGCCAGAAACTCCATTCTTACTGCATATTATGAACAACGCTGGTGGACTAAGCCAAAAGTGTATTACTTACCCGGCTTGCTCACTCAAAGCGAAATAAGCAAGCAATTCAACCAACGGAAAGCCGCATGAAAGCACAATTAACACACTATGCAGCTCAGGCTGCTGTTATTGCCACTCAGGTCAGTAAGGATCTAAAAGAAGTTAAACGCTTTGCCAGTGATGGCTGCACCGGTGTACCGGACTTTATATTTGGTGACTGCTGCAAAAATCACGACTTTGGTTATGAGTTTGGCAGTGAGATGGGCAGCACACGATTAAAAGAAGACAATTCTCTATTCCAATGCATGAAAAAAACACTCAAAAGAAAGAAGAAAAATAAAGGCTGGATGTGGTGCCTGCCCTATATTTACTGGCTAGGTGTACGAGCACTGGGAGCAGGACGCTATAACAATGGATGACCTGGATAAAGCCAAAAACTTAGAAATGCAGCAGCGTGAACAGGCACTGCAGCAGACACTGTCGGCCCCTGATCACGACTATGGCGAAACGCCGGACGTAGTAGACGGTATCCATTATTGCCTAGACTGCGGCACTGAAATACCCGATTCCCGTCTGGCAATTGTACCCCATGCCGTGCGCTGTGTGGACTGTAAAGAATTCTGGGAACAATCAAAATGACAATATCTTTATGGCAATTAGTGACAGTGATCGTTGTCATGATGGGGTCGGTGGCTGGTCTTTTAAGATATGTCTTTTATTTATTGGATCAACATAAAGATCATATTGCTCTTAGGTTTGAGGAGCAGGCCAGCCATGTCAATAGTCTGAAACAGCAGGTAAAAGCCAATAATGACTTGTTGCACCAGACCCGGGAAGAGTACGCAAAAAATGCCCGTCTGGATGCGGAATTTACTGAGGTGATGGATAATTTTGACAAAGTATTTAAATATCTCGGGGGGTTGAGCAGGGACTTAAACCGCCTGATTGGTGCCCATAATGGAAAAATTGAAACAAAGGACAGCAATAATGGTTAGCGAATACGAACTCAATAAACTCAGACGACTGAGAGTATTACAAATACTCAAACGTGTCACTCCAGATCCCATGGGAGAACTGGCTCTGCTGTCTGCACTCAAAGCAGATAAAGAACTCAGCCCCACAGTGGAAAGGGTACGTCAGTCCCTCAGCTATCTGCATTTTGTCGGCTTTATAGAACTACTCAAAGTGCCTGATAGTGGGTGGATGGCAGGCGTGATCAGCGACACAGGACAATTATTTTTAGAGGACAATACAGGTGATAATAAAGATGATCGTCTGTTTGTCGGCATTGATGGCAAGCCGCCAGAAATTTACCTCCCTGCAGACAAGCCTCAGGCAGTAGACGATAATTACCGAGGTCGTGTATCAGCCATTGAAATGCTGCCTATAGAAGTAAAGTCATGGCTAGACCAGGAATTAATCCGCCTCAACTTTACCAGCTATAGAGACTTAGCTGGTAATCTCAAAGAGCAAGGCTATAAAATCTCAAAAAGCTCAGTAGGCCGCTATGGAAAACGCTTTAAAGCCCAGCAAAAACACCTGAGAGAATCTATCAGACAGGCCAAAATGCTGGCTGAAGAAGTAGGGGGTGATGGTGCAGCTATGAACCAGGCACTCACCGCCCTGGCTCAAGACAAGCTTATGGGTATACTGCATGATGAAGCCTTTGATGACTTTATCAAACTGCCTGATTTAGTGCGATCTATTGCATCGCTCAACCGCTCTGATATTAATACCCGCAAGTTCCAAATCGTCCAACAGGCCAAAGAACAAGCAGCAAAAGACGCTGTAAAATCAATGATAAAACAAGGTGTGAACCAGGAAGCCATCGACCAGATAAAAAATGACATACTGGGTATCAAATAATGCACACCCGGTACAATCCTGATGATCTCCTGTTGCCCTACCAAAAAAACTGGCTGGAAGACAAAAGCCAGTTAAAAATTGCTGAAAAATCCCGCCGTACCGGATTAACCTGGGCAGAAGCAGCCGATGCCGTATTAATCGCCTCAAAATCCAAAACAGCCCAGGGCAGCGATCACTTTTATGTTGGCTCTAATAAAAAAATGGCAACCGAGTTTATAGATGCCTGTGCCATGTGGGCTAAGGCCTTTAACCAATACTCAGCGATTATCCAGCAAGACGTATTAGCCAATGAAGACAAAGACATCCTGACCTTCACTATTAATTTTCCATCCGGCTATAAAATACAGGCGCTCAGCTCCAACCCCAACAACTTACGCGGTATGCAGGGCAATGTAACAATAGACGAGGCGGCATTTCATGACCGCCTGGCAGAAGTCCTAAAAGCCGCACTGGCTCTAACCATGTGGGGATCTAAAGTCCGCCTGATATCCACCCATAACGGCGTAGACAGCCTGTTTAATGAATTAATCAACGACTCCAGAGCCGGGAAAAAAGACTACTCAGTCCACCGCCTAACACTGGATGATGCCTGTAATATGGGGCTATACCGCCGTATCTGTCAGCTAAGTAAAACCCAATGGAGCCAGGACAAAGAAGACCAATGGAAAGCCGGATTACTAAAAAACACCGCCACAAAAGACGATGCCCTGGAAGAATATTTTTGCGTCCCTAAACAGGGTGGTGGAGCCTATCTATCCCGTATGCTGATAGAATCCTGCATGTTCCCCGCTCCTGTATTTCGCTTTTCCGGCGATAGTGACTTTAACCAGGCATCAGAAGGCCAACGCATTGCCGCAATGAATGACTGGCTTGAAGAACACGTTAAACCAGCCCTGGGACAATTAAACAACCGTTACGATCACGTTATGGGTGAAGATTTTGGCCGCAGCGGTGACTTAACCGTCATGGCCCCCATGGCAATCACCGACCAATTAAAACGCGAAATCCCTTTTATAGTCGAGCTGCACAACGTACCGTTCAAACAGCAAGAGCAAGTATTTTTTTACATAGCCGATGTCCTACCACGATTTAGAGGCGCAAAATTAGATGCTCGCGGCAATGGTCAATATCTTGCAGAGCAGGTGGCTTATCGCTATGGCCGCAAAATAGAACAAGTCATGCTTTCCCAGTCCTGGTATTTAGAAAACATGCCGCGCCTAAAAGCAGCCTTTGAAGACCAAAGTATCGCCCTGCCAAAAGATTCAGAAATCCTGGACGATCTCAGAGCCATCAGCGTAGTCAAAGGTATACCCAGACTGCCAGCTGGCAAAACCGATAAAAACAAAACCCGTCATGGTGATGCAGCCATTGCTATTGTAATGGCACTGGCGGCCAGCTATGAAGACGCAGAGCCAGCCTTTGGTGCCACCATAGAAGCAGATAGCGGCGTCTATCAACCCCAGGCCATGCAAAACCGTAAGCGCAGCAGAATGTTTCGTTAAAGCCCTATTTTACAGAGATTAAACATGAATTTAATACACTCAGTCAGACAGACATTACAACAGCTGCTGCCCTGGTCATTTAAAGAAGCCTCAGGCGTTACCATTGATGATGATGAGGATGAATGGACTAAACTCAGTGGTGATGGCAAGCGCGATCTCTCACCTGTTACCCAGTCACGGATGCAGGATTTAGCTCTTTACCTCTGGGAATCCAATCTATTAGCCAATCGCATAGTCGAACTCCCTATTGCCTTTTTGTTAGCCGAAGGCGTAAAAATAGTGGCAGAGGATGACTTTGTACAGGAAATCATTGATGCCTTCTGGTCTGATCCTATTAATAATATGGATATAAAACTCATTAAAAAAGCCCGTGAACTCTCCCTTTTTGGAGAACAATGCTGGCCTGCCTTTGTTAATAAACACAATGGTCATGTACGTTTGGGGTATCTTGACCCATCAGTAATAGAAACCGTAGTCACCGACCCGGACAATGGTGAACAGGTCATTGGCATCATCAGCAAAAAAGACAAAAAAGGCCATGCCCGGCGCTATAGAGTCATTGTCAATGGCCCTGAAGAAAGCCTCTTCACCCGACGCACCCAAGCCATTAGAGAAACCTTTACCAGCGGTGACTGCCATTATTTTTGCATTAATGATCTCTCCAATGGCAAGCGCGGCCGCTCTGACCTGCTGCCCCAGATAGACTGGCTGGATGCCTATGATCAATTCTTATTTGGTGAAATCGAACGTGCTGACTTTATGCGAGCCTTTATTTATGATGTCACTCTAAAAGGTGCGACACCGGACGAAGTTAATGAGCGCGCCAAAACCATGACACCCCCGAACCCCGGCAGTGTCCGGGTGCATAATGACTCAGAAGTCTGGGAGTCCGTCAGTCCCGATCTTAAATCACAAGATGCAGCAGTAGGTGCTCGTTTAATCCGTAATCACATTATGGGCGGTGCTACTCTGCCGGAACACTGGTTCGGCGGCGGTGGTGATGTCAATCGTGCCACCGGTGAAAGCATGGGAGAGCCTACTTACAAGCTTTTCACCATGCGTCAAACCTATCTGGGCTATATCCTGCAATCACTCATTGCCTATGCAATCCGGCAAAAAGAGCTGGCATTGTATAGCAAAGAGCCGGATCTCAATGCCGAAGAATACCGTTTTACGGTGCAATGGCCGGAAATGGTGACTAAAGATGTGACCAAATATTCCGCTGCGCTCTCTCAAGTCGTAATGGCGGTAGTAGCCGCTATCACCAATGAGTTGATCACCCGGGAACGCGGTATACAGCTCATTGAAAAAATAGCCGCCGGCCTGGGTGTTGAATTTGATGCCTCTGAAGAACTGGATGCTGTCCTGGAAGAAATCGAGCAAAGCAAAGACCAGGATGTCTACAAAGAAGAGAGCACTGCGAATGAACAATAAAGTTGTCTCACTGGTTACACACAAGCCAGATAAAGAAGTGATAGAAGAATTAGAAAGCCTGCTGGAGCACGCAAAATCAGGCGAAGTACAGGGCTTTTCTATCAGCATAGTCTGTAGTGATCGCTCTTTAGGCACCTTTTTCACCCAGAGCATAAAACAGGAACTCTTTGCCTCCATAGGCAGTGTCAGCTATCTAAAACAGCGTTTATTAGATGCCGTAGAAGATGAATGATAAACAAAAAACCAAAGCCTTTAATGCCGAGCGAAAAAAGCAGCAACAGCAAGATGTCGCCATACAAAAAAATACCTATGGAGACATTATTCGTCTACTAAAAATAGCCGAAAAAGACATTAATACCAGCCTCAGCAATGCTCCAACAGATTATGAGACCTGGTATCTGCCTCAATTACAAAACTCTGTAAAATCCTCATTAGAAGAATTCTCCGCCATGGCTGCTAAACAATCCCAAAGCGGTGCAGACAAATCCTTTGCGGCAGGACAACAATTAATAGATGCCCCCTTAAATGCTGCCCAGCCCGGCATCGTCAGCCAGTTAGGCCAGATAGACAATAAACAACTACTGGCCATGAAATCCTTTATGACCGATCGCATTAAAGATATCGGCACCCAACTCACCAATAAAATCAATACCCAACTGGGTCTGACCGTAATAGGCGCACAGACTCCCTATGATGCCCGGCAAACCATAGCCAAGCTGTTTGATACTCAAGGCGAAAAACGCGCTCTGGCCATTGTCCGCACCGAATTAGGCCGGGTCTACTCCACCGCAGCACAACAACGTGCAGAGCAAGCCCATGACATTTTGCCCGGCTTAAAAAAACAATGGCGGCGCAGTGGCAAGCTGCATTCCCGAGTCAATCACGATGCCGCAGACGGCCAGATACAGGAAGTCAAAGAGCCGTTTAAAATCGGCCGCACCAAAATGATGTACCCCAAAGATCCAAAAGCTCCGGTAAAAGAAGTGATCCACTGCGGCTGTCAGTCCATCCCCTA